CTAGCTCAATCAACCAGATTGCATTCAATACTATCCTATTGAGTCGTGACAAAATGACGGACGATGAATATGCACGTAACTGTACTCAGGTGCAACTAGTTAAGTGTAGACGTACAGGACGTACAGGCGTAGCAGGCTGGTTGTTCTATGAGAATAACACATCACGTTTAGTAGCTACGCAGGCACCTGAAATTAAAGCAGCACACTCACATGAGGACTTTTAATTATGCCACAATGGAAGAAGGAGGGGAACAAGCCCACTAGTTCAGACTATTACATAGTAAAGGCAACGGACGGTGTACTTGAGTGGGAGGAAGAGCTCCACTACTATATATGCCCTGAGTATGGCTTTGGAGTGTGGGAGACTTTAGAAGATGAAGACTTCACATATAAGATTATAGAGTGGAAGGAGAAGTGGTAAATGTTATCAGAAAGCTTGCTAGTAGTTGGCTTAAGTGCTATACTAATTGGGTACTGTTGGAATGATTAGCGCAGCGGTGTTGTGTATGGCAATGAACATATATCATGAGGCGCGAGGAGAGCCTCTGGCAGGGCAGATAGGAGTAGCACATAGCGTACTTAATCGTGTGGCAGACCTTAGATACCCTTCTACAGTCTGTGGTGTAGTTAAGCAAGCTAAGTACCACGGGTGGGACATGGACACACCAATAAGAAACCAATGTCAATACAGTTGGTTCTGTGACGGTAAGTCAGATCACCCACAAGATGGTAAGGCAATGTTGGAGGCCACCATATTAGCACAATACGTGTTACATGGTGACTCTATAGACATTATCGAAGGAGCTACACACTACCATGCTGACTATGTACATCCATACTGGGCTGATCATATGGAAATAACAGTTAAACTAGGTTCACATATATACTATAGGTAACACATGGCTAGGTTGATATTTGATATAGAGACTAATGGGCTTAACCCAAGTAAGGTGTGGGTCATTGTCACTAAAGATATTGACACTGGCGATATACGTACCTTTGCTTCACCTACAGGGCTCACTACAAATGGGTGGGATGCTTTCAATGCTTACATAGCACAAGCAGATGAAGTAATAGGTCATAACATAATGGGGTATGACATCCCAGTGTGCGAAAGGCTACTAGGCACTAACTTTAGTAAGTGTAAGATCACAGACACTTTAGTAATGTCACGGTTAGCTGATCCACAAAGGGCTGGTCATTCATTAGCATATTGGGGAGAAGAGCTTGGGTATCCAAAGGGTGATTACAATGATTGGACACGGTATACTGTGGAAATGGTGGAGTACTGTAAGCAAGACGTTAGGGTTAATGAACAGGTGTACGAACGCTTGCTATGTGAGCTTGATACTTTTGGAAGTGAGAGCAGTATACTTGAGCACAATGTACAAAGTATCATACAAAAACAAATAAGAAACGGCTGGCTTTTGGATGTGCCGAAGGCTAGAGACTTAGTAGCAGAACTTAAAGAGAAATCTTATGACTTGGAAGAAGAAGTGCAGAGAGTATTCATACCGTTGCCTACGTATGTTAAGGAAGTTACCCCTAAGATTAAAAAGGATGGTAGCACAAGCATCGTTGGGCTCAAGTTCCTTGGAGATAGGTGGGAAGAAGTAGGTGGCCCTTTTAGTCGTATTGATTGGCCTGTCTTTAATCTGGGATCTCGTCAGCAAATAGGGCGCTACTTAAAGCACTTTGGTTGGGTTCCTAAGGACTTTACTGAGACAGGACACGCTATAGTATCGGAGGACATCTTAAAGAATGTCAAAGGCATACCAGAGGCCGAGCTTATAGCTTCATATCTCCTCGTTGGTAAGCGTATAGCTCAGGTACGCAGTTGGCTGGAGTCGATGGACGAAAGCACAGAGCGTGTACATGGTTATGTTAACACTAATGGTGCTGTAACTGGACGTATGACACACAGTAAGCCTAATTTAGCTCAGGTGCCCAGCTCTAGTAGCTTATATGGGCCTGAATGCAGAGCTTGCTGGATAGTACCTAAGGGTTACAAACTTGTTGGCATAGACGCCTCAGGGCTCGAATTACGAATGTTAGCCCACTACATGAACGATTCTGACTATACTAATACTATATTGACAGGTGACATTCATACAGCTAATATGCTAGCGGCTGGATTAGCAAATCGTAATTTAGCGAAAACTTTCATATACGCTTATTTGTACGGCGCAGGTGACGAGAAGATAGGTAGCATAGCAGGCGGTGGACGTAAGAAAGGAAAGCAACTTAAAGAAAGCTTCCTAAAGGCTACACCAGCACTTGCAGCACTTAAGGATAACGTAGCAGCCTCAGCAGGCAAGGGCTACATAACCGCCTTAGATGGGCGTAAGGTATTCATAAGATCAGAACACGCCGCGCTTAACTCACTTTTACAGTCGGCTGGTGCGTTAGTTATGAAACAAGCCTTGATTATCTTGGACAAGTTTGCTAAACTGTACAGCATGGACTACAAGTTCGTAGGTAATGTACATGACGAGTTCCAAGTAGAAGTAAGAGAGGATCAAGCAGAACGCTTCGGTGCTCTAGCAGCTAGCTGTATAGAAGCAGCAGGTATTCATTTTAAGCTCAGGTGTCCCTTAGCTGGTGAATACAATGTAGGTAATAACTGGGCAGAGACTCACTAACTAAAAGGATTGGCATATGTCAACTAAGAAGTGTAATAAGTGTTATATTGATAAGAGTACAGACGAGTTCTATGTACAGCCTGTCAATAACGATGGTAAGTTCAACACCTGTAAGGGCTGTATGAAAGCTAAGCGATTAGCACGATGGTTTGAGGTCTTCAAGTACAAGGGTGCAGCTTGTGCACATTGCGGAATTAGCGATTATGGCCGACCAGCTATCTATGAGTACCATCATATTGACCCTGAGCTTAAGACAGGCAGCGTTAGTGCTTTAATGTCCTCAGCGTCTGATGCTACCTTGTATGCTGAGGTAGACAAGTGTATACTAGTATGCGCTAACTGTCATAACGTAGAGCATTCACGTATGCGAGACCTGTTCGATGAAGCTTAAGCCTAGCGGAGGTAAGCCCTTCGCCCTTTGCTTTGTTGATGCAGACAGCTTGATATACCGTATAGCACTCAAGTCAGACTTAAGCTTGAAGAAAGCGAAGAGCTACTATGATAAAGCTATTGAGGATATTGAGTGGGCTACAGTGGCTACGGAGGTACGGGTAGCCCTTAAGGGTGACGGTAACTTTCGTTATGAGATAGCAGAGGACTATAAGGCCAAACGTAAGCCTGAGGAGGATGCTCCTGATCCTAACCCTGAGTTAACTAAGCGTAGACATGAGCTTAATGAGTATGCTTACAGCCTAGGGCACTTCAAGTCAGACAATTGTGAAGCTGATGATGTTGTGTCTATATGGGCACAGGAGGCCTTAGACGCTGGTGAGAACTTTGTTATCGCTCATATTGATAAAGATATTGACATGGTGGAAGGTTGGCACTATAATTTCACTAAGGAAATACTTTACTACATTGACGCGGAGGAAGGCTGGTATAAGATGTGCATCCAAATGCTTATGGGTGACTCAACTGATAACATTCAGGGGCTCAAGGGCATTGGCCCAAAGAAAGCTGAGAAGTTGTTGACTGATGTAGCTGTAGGTGATATGATAGATGCAGTTCAAGAAGCGTGGAAAGACCATCACCCAGAAGATTGGGAAGAGAAGCTTGAAGTGTGTTGGAACTTGATCTACATGAGGCGCAACTGGGATGGCTTCAAGCAACTGACCATAGCGGAGGAGCTTAATGACAAAGTTTAGATCAGGTCTCGAAAGTTCATTCAGTGAGGCAGTAGGCACCGAGGACTTTGCTTACGAACCTTATCGTATACCCTACATCATTAGAAAGAAGTACATACCAGACTTCATCTGTGAACGTACAGGGGCTATGATAGAGTGTAAGGGGTTCTTTAGGGTCGGAGATACACAGAAGTACAAGGCGGTGCGTGATGAAATTGATCGACCCCTTATCTTCTTATTCACCGACTCACGTAAGCGTCTACGTAAGGGCTCTAAGATGAACCTAGGGCAGTGGTGTGAGAAGGAAGGGATGGCACACTTTACTATGAAGTCAATACCTGAGCTGCTAGAGCACTTAGCTACATTACCAGCCTTAGGGAAGGAGAGGGAGAATGAGTAGTACTTTTGAAGAGATCCGAGAGCAGATATTAAACAACTATGATGTTGACTTCTTATGTGAGCTCTTGGGGATTACGAGTGAATCCTTAGTAGATCGTTACGAGGACATGATCATGAAGAACCTAGGGCTATTTGAGGAGGACACGACTGATGCCTAATGCGCTGGCTACACAGGTGGGTGGTGATCACTACACTAAGATGAAGCAACAGCCTCTTGAGAAGACTTACTTACAATATGGTTACGATGGTGTTAAACACTCTATCTACACCAAGGTTGATAAGTATCTCACTAGGGACAAAGGGACGGACAGGGTGGACATAACGAAGGCTATACACTGCTTACAGTTGCAGTTAGAGTTCTTTGATAGGTCAAATGAGCTTGCTCTTCAACCTCGGCATACCAATGAAGCTATTGACGGGAACAGATAATATGAGTAGACTAACAAAGATGCTAATGCGTCACGAGGGCACAGAGACCCATGCCTACCCTTGTAGTGAGGGGAAGCTAACCATAGGCGTAGGTCGTAATATCGACCCAGATGGAGGCTTAGGTATATCACCTTGGGAGATTGAGTTCTTACTACAGAATGATATCAACAGGGTCGAAGAGGAACTTTATGATCACTTTCCTGAATGGTTAGAGGATGAAGGGTTGGACTATGTACGTTTAGATGCTATAATAGATATCTGCTTCAACTTAGGCTTAACTAGGTTCCTAGGCTTTGAGAAAGCTTTAGCAGCTATGCAAAATAGGGACTATGACACAGCAGCTTATGAATTTCTCAATAGCAGATGGGCAGATCAGGTAGGAAATAGGGCCATAGAACTGGCCGAAATGATACGAAGTGGAGAATACTCAAATGATTAAGTTGTACACAGGGCCTAACTGTAGTGCCTGTACGAAGCTCAAGGGACGTTTAGACGGCTTAGGCATACCAAAAGAGAGCTATGAGGAAGCCAATGTCAATGACGCTGCACACAGGGCCGCTGTAGTGGCCTTAGGGTTCAGGGGCATACCTTTGTTAGTTAAGTATGTAGAGGGCACAGAGGAGCTTGTAGGCACCTTAATGGGTGCTTCGTATGGTGATGCTGAATATAAGGAGTTCTTTGCTTGAGCAACCTAAGTACTACAATAATTAGAGCAGACAATAAACTGCTTACAGTTCCCGCAGTCCTACAAGCCGCTATCCTTGGAGTCTTAGTACTCTATGGGGTAGCGTTCTTGAGTATGGACTCGGTACACAATGCAGCACATGACACTAGACATTCATTTGCCTTCCCGTGTCACTAACCTAGAGAGAGTATAATGTTTAAAGCACAAGCAAAGTCAGTGAAGACAATCACCCACACGTTACGGGTGACCCTCAACCAACTAAAGACTCATAAGACAGAGCAAACGGCTATTGCTAACGCGGCAAGCAAACGAATGCAGGGGGCCTTAGACGAGGTAGGGCAGGCAGACACTATTGTAACTAACTTAGAAAACCTATTAGGAGATGTAAAGTAATGACAACATTTGGATATTTAGTAGGTATAAGCGCTGTAGTATGGGCATTCGCAGCTTGGGTAACCCATGTGATTGTGTGTTTCACAGCAGGCTCATGGGGCTTCTTGATTGCTGGTGCGTTAGTAGCGCCCGTTGCTGTAGCACACGGCACTTGGGTGTGGTTTCAATAGAATAGAGAGAGTAAAGGATATGATGATCATTAAGCATATTGAGAGTATCATGGAAGGTTTTGACTGTGACATTAACACAGCAATGCAGTTGTATAAGCGTGGGACAGTCTGGGAGGACTAAGATGCAAGCAGAATACATAAGCCACATGGGTAATGATCTAACAGTAGTTAACGCTGCTAGGGTATCCTTTGATAAAGCTTCTGAGCTTGTGGACGCTTATAGAGCTAAGTCAGAGAGCGGTGTAGGTAGTCCAGTGGCAGTAGGGCAGACTGTGTCTAATGCAGACACTAAGCTAATCAAGTATCTAGCTACTCACGGCCACTGGACTCCATTCAGTCACCCTCAGATAACCATGCGCTACACAGTGCCTATCTTCATCGCTCGTCAAGAGTTCAAGCACATCGTAGGCTTCACTCGTAATGAGATTAGTCGTAGGTATGTTGACGATACCCCTGAGTTCTATGTTCCAGAGGTATGGCGTAGTAGGCCAGAGGGAAGCGTTAAGCAGGGCAGTGGTGTACCCTGTGACAACCAAAGCTCGGCAGCTTTTTATGCAAGAGAGGCTACAAAAACAGCTTTACTAGCTTATAAGTATCTCCTTGAGGATGACAATGTAGCACCAGAGCAAGCACGTATGGTCTTACCACAGTCCATGTACACCAGCTACTACATCACTGGCTCACTAGCAGCCTTTGCTCGTATGGTTAAGCAGCGCAGTGACCCTCATGCTCAAGTAGAGATACAAGAGTTAGCCTCTATGGTTGACAAGATAGTGCGACCACTGTATCCTATATCATGGGAGGCATTAGTAGATGGCTGATAAAGAAGTACAAGAGATGATTGAGTGGGAACAGAAGCTGGTCTTAATCTTTGGATACTCGTATAACATTGATGAACACCCTACGGTGACTGATGAAATATATGATTATGGTATCAAGAGGCTTCTTATGCTTAAGCGTAGGCACCCACAGGATTGGTGTGAGAGCACAGTGTGTCCTGAGGTGTTCTTAGACCCTGAGGAAGCGTGGTCATATACTTCAAGTCACTTTCCTGCCAACGCTGAGATAGCTAAATGGGTAGACGAGAGAAAGCTAGAGCGCAGTAAAATGTAGTAAAGTAACACTAATATGCGCTATAAAGTGCAACATAATACTAAAGAGAAGAAAACAATGATGGAACTTAAGCTTAAAGATGTACAGATGGAAGAGATTACAGTAGCCTACTTAGGCCGAGTGCATAATGATCTTAAGAATGAGTTATACGCTAATGAGATTGAGTGTTTTACTTTAGACTATGCTGATGTGTGCGAGGTACTTAGATCAGTGGTTGCCATTGAAACAATACTTAAGGATCTAATGTACGCAGAAGATTACTTTGTATGGAAACTAGAGAACGGAGTGGAGCTATAATGAACGCATTAGTAGAAGGGCCTAAGACTAAGATCAGTCAAGAAGTACACGCAACTAAGTATCGTATGGAAGGTGAGTCATTCAAGGAAGCACAGAATCGCTTTGCTAGTACCTTAGCTGATGATGAAGAGCACTTCCGTAAGCTACGTGATATCTTGCTAGAGCAACGCTTCATGGGCGGTGGACGTACACAGTTAGCCATTGGGTCGCCTACAGCTACCACAGCATTCAACTGTTTCGTTAGCTCACCCATCGAAGATAACTTTGATTCAATCATGGATATTGCTAAGGAAGCTGGTAAGACTATGCGTAAGGGCGGTGGCATCGGCTACGACTTCTCTCGCTTGCGTCCTAAGGGCTCCTTGATTGTCAGCTTAGGTAGTCAAGCCTCAGGGCCTATTAGCTTCATGCGTATCTATGACAGCCTATGTAAGACAGTAAGCTCAGCAGGACACCGTAGAGGGGCACAGATGGGCGTCCTACGTGTAGACCATCCAGACATTGAAGAGTTCATTCATGCTAAGCAGAATAGCACTGAGCTTACGGCATTCAATATCTCCATTGGTGTTACTGATGAGTTCATGGAGTGTGTACGTGACAAGAAGATGTTTGACTTGACCTTTGAAGGTAAGGTGTACAAGCAAGTCTTTGCTCCAGCCCTATGGGAAATGGTCATGCGAAGCACATGGGATTGGGCAGAGCCAGGAATCTTGTTTATTGATCGTATCAACCAGATGAATAACTTGTGGTACTGTGAGACCATTGAAGCTACTAACCCTTGTGGTGAGCAGCCTCTACCGTCTAATGGTGCTTGTTTGCTTGGCAGCTACAACTTAGTGAAGTACGTGGACTTTGATGATGAAGGTACACGCTCGTTTAACTTTGCTCAGCTAATGCAGGACATACCTATCGTTACTCGTGCAATGGATAACATTCATGATAACACTGTCTTCCCTTTGCCAGCACAAGCAGCAGAGAGTGTAGCTAAGCGCCGTATGGGTCTAGGTGTTACTGGTCTAGCCAATGCACTTGAGGCACTAGGGTTTGCTTATGGCTCACCTAAGTTCCTAGAAGTAGCAGAAGACATCTTTAAGGTTATTCGTGACGAGACATATCGTGCCTCGGTAGGGCTAGCTAAAGAGAAGGGAGCTTTCCCGTTGTTTGATGCAGAGAAGTACTTACAGGGTGAGTTCATTAAGACCTTACCAGAAACCGTTAAAGCAGGAATTAAGAAGTATGGGATACGTAATAGCCATCTGCTTAGCTTTGCTCCTACGGGCACTATCAGCCTCACCGCAGACAATGTTAGCGGCGGTATTGAGCCTGTATTTAGCTATGGCTACGATAGAACTATCCAGACAGAGGATGGCCCAATCATTGAAGAGGTACTGGACTACGCTTACCGAACGTGGGGAGTGAAAGGAAAGAAGGCCAACGATTGTACTGCTGATGAACACTTGAGTGTCTTAGCGTTAAGCTCTAAGTATGTGGATAGTGCAGTGAGCAAGACAATCAACTGTTCACCTGATATGCCTTGGGAAGACTTTAAGAGTATCTATATCAAAGCATGGGAACAAGGTTGCAAAGGTTGCACCACGTTCAACTCAGGCGGTAAGCGATATGGTATCTTGAATGACAAGGCCATTGAAGACCTAGAAGAGCAGATTGAGCAAGAGCCTACAGTAGAAGCTTGCTTTATCAACTGGGAGACAGGACAGAAGGAATGTAGCTAAGCAGTAACGAAAAAGCCCCTAGGTATCTTAATGACGCCTAGGGGCTTTTTGTTGCCTATGGTTTAACGAGAGGCTGCACTCAACAAAGGTGGTCTATCGGCCTCCTTCTCAAGATCACTCAAGACACCAATAAGTATCAGGCGATCAGCTTTTAGTTGCTCTACGACATCAGCAGCCTTTGTCTTCTTCAAGGTTCCGTTGACACCTTTAAGTAACCAACCTACAGTCTGACGCAGCTTAGGGCCTGTCATTACTTTGTAACCAATGGCTCCTGCTGTTGCAGCTCCCAAGGCACCTACTGTAAACAGTCCATTACCAGAAGCTAGCCAGTAACCTGTGCCTGTCGCTGTGTAAGCTAAAGACATTGGTGTTGAAGGCATACTTACGTTATTTCTAACGATCTGGTTAAAGGTTCGACCAATAGCTAGACGACTCTCTTTGACAGCTTTGTCACCTACCACATCCCATGCCCTGTAGAGCTTGTGCTGTTTCTTTAGCAAACCACTAACGTCTACGTCAGGAACGGCCTCCTGTACAGCCTCATTCAACAGTGTGCGTATCTCAGCTACAGCTTTCGTCTTACTGTTTATGTAGTCCTGTGTTAAACTTTCAGGTTGATGCTTACTGATGAACTTATCAAGCTCCTTACGGGCATCAAGTATACCTGCTGCTGTGCCGTCCGATTCCTTAACAAAACGTATTGCAGTCTTCATAAGATCATCAGCAAACTTGAGTGTGCCTCCTGCTAAGGAATAACCCGTAGCCTCCTTCAAGTGATCAGCCGCATCCTCTAGCCGTTCTGTGAGATCAGAGGCCACCATAGGGTTACCTGCTTTAACTATATCAGCTCTCAGTCTTTTAGCTGTACTTGTTATTTCACCATAGATTACGTTACGTGAATCACTAAAGCTTCCGTTAGGTTTAAGCTTAGGAACTAAAGCTGTAATATCAATTACTTCATTAGCTGAGTCATTGTAGTTAGGAACTATGCGACCCAAGAGACCTTCTGTTCGAGTAGGTGTCATGGTCTGAGTCATGTCACTAGTTTCAGGATGAAGAGGCTCAAGCATCTGCTCTACGTTTCTTCGTCTATTCTTATATGAAGACTTGTTTCCTGACTCTAAGGCCTTATCCCCCAGCTTACCTATAAAAGACACAGGGGTCTTAGTCGCTAAAGCAGTCATGTTGAAGGTTGCTTTAATAGCTCTATCGTAGAAAGGGTTAGCCTTAGCCCATGTAAGGTACTTAGGGTAGTTCTCCTTGGCTAACTCAATCCCTTGCTGCATCAAAGGGCTCTCTACAATAGCATTACCTATGTCCAGCGCAGCGTTAACAGCAGGGTTCTCTATGTAGTCAGGGGTGACATTACTAAGTACTTTAGCAGCGGCGGCAACTGCGCCACCTATCATCTCAATACCTGCTGGGATAACACCTTCAGCTACGTTAAGTGCCGCAAGCTCTTGCATATTCTGTGGACGAGCATCTTGAGAGGTCGGGGCAGCCATGATGCCTGAGCCTTCACGAGCACCAAACAAAGAGTCAGTAGGAGACATACCTTCGTTGCCTCTCTCGGTCACAACAGACCCTAACTCCGCTTGGTTTCTATCCATTACTGTACCTGCGTTATCCACCGCTGCTCCAGCAGTAGCACCTAAGTCATCTGCAATCTCTCCATAAGGTGTCTGACTAGCGACATACGGAGTCCGCGCAGGAGCAGGGTCACCGTAGACAGAGGTGAATGCAGCGGCCATTTCCTTTTCACTAGTTCCATCGTTGAATTGATATGTTTTGCCGTCAGGGCCTTTACGAGTGATCATTCAAATTTCCCCGTTGTTGCGTTCCATGTTAGGACAGGCGCTTCCTCTACTTTAGGCTCATAGGGCGTAGGCTCAGCTATATAGAAGGCCAGCGCCATCTCTTGCTTCTCTACGTCAGTGCCTTCGATACGGTCTACCATACGCTTAACTACTTTGTTATTTTCTTTGATCTGATACGTATACATCTGACGCTCTAACCTTAAGAGCTTCTGCATTGCACCTTCAGTCATCGTCACACCAGCACCTGCCATCGACACAGCGTAGTTTCTGTCGGCGTCTGATAATCCTGTACCTGCACCAAAGGCTTTGATGATGTTAGCTACCGCGTTTCCTCGATAAGCCATATAGGTTTCCGAGTTAGCTGTAATCTCTTCAGCCTCCTCACTTGCCATGCCTGTCGCTATTAACGCCTTATTAAGACCTATTCTAACCTCAGAGAACTTGCCGCTAATGATACCTTCGTCTAAGATCTTTTGTGAGTTATAGTTAATGTCAAGACCCCCTAACGCATCATTAGCTTGGGTGTTCAACTCTTGATAATTCGTAATATCGGCACTTACCAAAGCAGTTGTTACTTGGTCAAACATAGACATAACTTCTTGTGTCTGCTGAGGTGCTGCCGATAAACCTAACTCGCTAGGGAATACCCATGAAGAGCTATTAGGGTTCCAGACCTTACCTTGTGCATCAACTCGGTATAGCTGGGAGTTGCCTGCCTTATTCATGTAATTGGTAAGCTTCGCCTCCTTGCCTTCTAAGACCTTAAGGAACATATCATCAGTAACAGTATCATGCTTACCGTTAAGCACCTCTTTGATGTACGCTTCTGATTTGCCATATTGCTTAGCCATCAAGGCACGAGAATTACGATTACCGCCTTGTAACACCTTAAGCTTTTCTTGGGCTCTTATGGCCTTACCAGCCTCTTCTAGGTCACCACCGTCTTGCAAGAGTGCTGCTGTATCCTTTAGACCTAAGCCAGTTGCTACCGTTATAAGCTTCTCTCTACGTTCTTGTTCTGCAATAGCCGAGGCCTTTTGAACCGCTGCTGCTTTCACTGCGTTAGCGTCACTAACGGCCTCAGCACGTAAGGTGCCACCATACTCCACATAACCAAGATCAATTAGCTTGTGAGCTGTATCCATCTTCAGTTTAGGGTCGTCACTTGTCAGTGCAGCACCATATTCTTTACGCATGAGCTCCTGTTGTGCTTCGTCAGCCTTAAGCTTCTCCATACGCTCATCAGCTCCTCCCACTTTACCAGCGAGGGCACGACCAAAGGTAGAACCTAACATACTGATTGCTTGTGCTTTAGCAGGGTCACGCGCCCCTTGAGAGGCTTGCTGCATTAGCTGCTGCTGTAGATTAGTAGACCGTTGGCTACGTTGCTCTAATAGATCCTGAACGCTTGTGTTACTTGTGAATAAACCGCCCATACTCTTAACCTCCTAATATTTTAGATAACCAACCGCTACCTGCCGCAGTGCCTGAGAAGCCACTGGCGATACCTGTCAATCCTGTTAACCAAGGATCGGGTTGATAGTTATTCTTATTCACCTGAGACTGACCAATCATACGGGCAATGTCATTCTGTTCCTTACTTAATAAGTAGTTCTGATCTACAGTCTTATTCTGTATACCATAGCCTTCACGAGCTAAGCCGTAGTCCTGTAGCTGCTGCTGACGTTGTAAGCCATAGTTCTGCTGCTTGAAGCCGTAGTCCTGCAACTGTTGCTGCTGGGCTAAACCAAAGTTCTGTTGGTTGATACCATAGTCCTGTAGCTGCTGTTGACGCTGTAGACCATAGTTCTGATCTTGGGCTGACTGACGCTGGTTGAAGTCCTGTGCTTGTCCTCTAGCCGCTAAGCTGTAGTTCTGCTGATTCAAGCCATAGTCCTGAGCTTGTCCTTGCTGAGCTAAACCGAACTGAGCTTGATTCAAGCCATAGTCCTGAGCTTGGCCCTGCTGTGCTAAACCGAAGTTCTGCTGAGCTAAACCGAAGTTCTGAGCTTGCTGCTGTGCTGCCATCTGCTGTTGAGCCATTGACTGCTCAAGTGAAGCACCTTGCATACCAGCTTGAAGCATACCTTGACCAGCACCCATCATGTTACCGAACTGCTGCTGTTGTGCGTTCTGGTTAGCTCCGAACTGATTCAAGTCCATACCTGCACGTTGCATTCCTTCACCAAAGGCATCCTGAGATGACTGTGCGGCTAGTTGCGCCATTGCTTGTGACTGAGCTTGATTCATTCCAAAGGCATCTGGTTGTACCATGCCTGCACCAGCACCTACTCCTTCACCTGACAAACGTAGACCTAAGCGACCTGAGCCAAACATACTTTCCTGAGCTTGTGCACGTTGCTGTGCAAACTGAGGTTCCAGTAGAGCACTACGTTGTGTCATCAACTCTTGAGCACGATCATTGGTGTTGAAGCTTGTGTCTAACTGGTCAGGAGCGTTCTGTGACTGTGCACCTGCTGCGCCTAGTAGACCTGTACCTTCACCAACTAAGCTGCTAAGGCCTGAGTAAGGTTCAGCTAGAGAGGTAGTCATACCGTCTGCATCAGAGGTTGAAGTACCAGTGCCTGAACGGAAGGTCACAGGTTTGAATGTACCAGAATTAGGGTTGCCTGTAGGGATCGCCGCGCCTTGAGGGGTTGCTACTGCATCACCTTGGCTTGCTGCAAATAAGGAAGGTACATCTACAGGAGAAGACGTAGGAGCCTCAGGAGCATAAGCCTGTGGTGCCCAAGATGGTGCTCCTGTCTCTCCACCGCGTGTAGGTGCCCATGCTGGCGCTTCACCGCCTACAGGCATTGGTTGTGGTGCCCAAGATGGAGGCTCTACAGGTAAAGGTGTACTAGGTACTCCCACGTTGCCGCCTAGGACTGGATTAGGCGCTAACATACCACCGCCACCTTGCTGTGCTGCTACGCTCTCAGGGCCCATACTACGAGCCATTGGAGGGAGACCTGCTGCCTGACGTTGTACATCATTCATAGCGTGAGGTAATTGGTTAGCCATTTGATATGACCTAGCTGCCTGCACACGCTGCTGTGGAGACATATTAGCTATCTCTATAGGGGTGTGTGCGTCATAACGTGCTTGAGCTGCATCATTCATGCCGTACTTCGTTTGATCCCAGAAGGAAGTACCTATACTTTTAGCGGCAGCGGCTACAGGGTTTGCAGCAGCACTTAACCAACCTAACTTGGAGTCAGGTGCTTTAGGTGTAAAATTCTGTGTGTCTATCTTATTCTGAACGCTGACCTGCTTTCTTGTTTGACTCTTAGCGCCTGCTGTAGGCCCTTTAAGACCTGAGAACTTCTTGGCGTCTTTCACTGTTCCATTAGGTGGTGGCATTATGCTGTCCTCTTTGCTGCTGGAAGGAATGTAATTGTATATGACATATATTATATCTCTGTTGGAACCTAAGGTGCCTAAGTATACTTAAGACACTTTAGTATGTTCTTTAATAATTCATAAAGTAATTTCCTTTGTTCTTAGGTATATTATACCAGAACTAGGGAGGGGTGTCAAGCTCTTTCGACAATTACTTTAAGATATTGTAAAGTTACTAGGGTTGTGGTAGGTAACGCCTGATGCGCCTCCTGCTCCTCTTGACGATTCGATGACATGACCGCCGCCACTATGGGCACCTACTACAGCGCCACCTAATGAGCCTGCCGCACCTACAGTGCCGCCTGCACCACCCGTACCTCCGCCTGTAGTGCCATCAAAGCCACCTCCGCCTCCTGAACCTTGGGAAGTCAAAGTAGCTGTAGCTCCATTAGAACCAGAGTGTGTCGTGGAGCCTCCATTGCCTCCAGAGCCATAAGGACGACCTCCGCCACCTCCGCCACCACCTGAGTAAGCAGTACCTACGTGCACAGCACCAGCAGCACCACCGCCACCTCCGCCTCCTCCAGCTAAAGTACCATTATTGATCATAGTTATGTTAGATTCAACGTGGACTGCTATACCGCCTGAAGTACCATTAGTGGCATTAGCTATTGCGTTGTAAGAGTAACCGAAACCACCGTTACCTCCGTTGCCTCCTCGACCTAAGATAACACCATTGTTTTCTATGGTCAACTTAGCCACATGACTTGTGCCTGTCTTTAAAGCGTAAGTGCTTGTGGATGAAGCAACCAATGAAGCACCCGAAGGGATGACAACACGAACATCGTGATACCTATCCAGACCAAGTGCATCTAAGTCAACGCTTGTGTGCACTCCATTCGCAAAGGTATATACCGATTCATATTCATATGTCTGCTGCCAAGTACTTCCTACCTTGCCGTATGCTTTCTTAACTTTAGTCCATGTACCACCTACGTTAACGTGAGGTACTGGGTCTACCCAACTGCCACCTACTTTAGTTTTAATATTCAAACCAGATGTCTCCGTTAGCTCCTCCAGTTGGAGCATCAGTGTCTACGTAGATTGTACGACCAGTAGCTAAGGTGCCATTAACATTAACACCATTGACTCCCAAGGTGGGACTAGCAGCCATTACGTAAGCTGTGGTAGCTAAACGTGTACTGTTGTTGCCTACAGACTGCGTAGGGGCCGTAGGGGTGCCTGTAAGGGCAGGAGAGGCCGTAGGAGCCTTTGTTCCAATACTGGTAGTAATAGTAGTAGCGAAGCTAGGATCATCTCCTAGGGCCGCTGCAAGCTCGTTAAGGGTGTTCAACGTAGCAGGGGAAGAATCTATCAAGCTACTCACCGCAGTACTAACGAAGTCTGTAGTAGCAATAAGGGTACTAGAGTTACCTGCTGTTGGTGTAGGCGCTGTTGGTGACCCTGTAAGCGCAGGAGAGGCTAGAGGAGCCTTAGTGGCTATAGCAGTGTTAGCAGTTGTGATGTCAGTTTCGTTAGTTGCTGCACTTGAGGTCACGGAAGCAACACCAGCGGCTATAGCAGCCTGTGTGAAGGCCGTAGTAGCTAAACGAGTACTTGTGTCACTAGTTGACTGTGTAGGCGCTGTAGGGGCTCCTGTGAGGGCTGGTGAGGCTATAGGGGCCTTAGTGGCTACCACGGCATCAGTAGCTACAATGGAAGCTTCCGTAGCATCTATCGCAATACCATTAGCTAAAGCACTAGCGACAACAGAGGAAACACCAGCGACTATAGCAGCCTGTGTGAAGGACGTAGTGGCAATCTGAGTACTACTGCTTGCTGCGGTAGCTGTAGGGGCTACAGGTGTGCCTGTGAGAGAAGGGCTACTGGAGTCAGCTTTTGAGTTGA